AACAAATCCAGCACTGGTAAACCGACCGACAGCAGATCCACCAGCAGCAACACCCAACTCGTTTGCAGTGACTCGATACAAACCAGTGTCTGTATCACCGTTGAACGTCCAAGATGGCGCAGCAGCGGTTCCTGCTGGAGCAATGTAGATGTCTTGAGCGCCAGACTGCCATTCCTTCAGGTCTGACATCAGCGTCCGAATAGCATTGTTGATCCCAGACGGAGCGCAGCCTTCAGCAATGTTAATGCTGTTGATGTCTGTGTTGAGGTCTGGATTAGTGTCGAACTCGCTGATCTTAGTCTTTGCCATGATTACTCCATCTCATCCATGAGACGCTGGAAACTCTGTACGCCAATTGCAATTTTCCGCTTGTCTTTGCCAGCAAGAGCCATTCGCTCAAGCTGCTTAACACCATCAGGACTGGTAATTGCAAGCGCAAGTTTTTCCATGTCCCTGCGATTTAAGATCGAATCAGTAAGACTTGAGATTGATTCAAGAGGCTTGCCAAGTCGTTTGGTAATGCTTTGAGTCGACTCAAACAACTGTTGACGCTCAGCAGTCGGTGAACCGGCTGGAACGCGCTCTGCCTGAGTACGCAATGCACGAATCAGGTTGTCCATCCCATCTCGTGCGTTAGTACCGTATGCAGTCCCAATTGCAGCAAGCAAGTTTTGACGCTGTGTTTCGTTGCCAAACACAGATTCTGCATATCTTGCACCACCACGCAAGTCTCTGCGAGCAGTAGCAGGAATGAGATCAAGCTGACTCTTGAGATAGTTAGCAACAAACTCTTGCGCCAGCATTGGATCTGAAACCTTTAGAGCATTGACGGTATCAGATACTTTTGCAGGAATGATGTTCAATTCTATTGCATTGTTTGCAAAGACTTGACCATACTGCTGTGCTGTATTGCTTGTCTCAGCCAATCTTGCGATTGGGCTTGCTTGAATTGGCTCTTCAATAGCAGTACGAAGATTCCTGTACTGCGTCAAGGCTTGTTGGTATTGACCTCCAAGCGAAGCATCAACAGCGTTTTTAAGATCATCGTATGCTTTATTAAGCACACTTGCCTTTTCACGCTCTCCGCTGATGTTGTACTTATTTGCGCGCTCTCTTAGTTCTTTACGAACAACCTCCAAGAAACCAACAGAAGTCTCTGGCAATCCTTTAGTCTGCTCTTTCCAAACATCAAGACCTTTTACTCGATTGTAAGCAGACCTAACAACCTCGTTTTGCATCAAAGCACTGAAATCTGCTCGTGGAATTGTAAGGCTTTCAATCTGTTGAAATGCTGGGCCACCAATCCTTGAAACTTGACTGCCAGCAGCGCGTTCAGCAGCCTCCGCTGCTCTCTGTACTTCAATGCCCATTGTTTCACGCGCTTGCTGCGGAAACATCTGCTCAATCTGCCTAGCGGTTTGTGCTTCTCGACCAGCAAGAAACTCACCCATGACTGGAGCACCAGTCGGAGATGTTTCAATCTGCCGCTGAATCTGCGGGAGTTTGGTAATACCGCCAGTAATTAAACCGCGAGTCTCTCCAGTTGCTCTCTGCAAAGCCTCAAGCGCAGTAACAGGCGTTGGAGCCTGTTGCATAATCTCTTCAGCAATGGCTTTCTCGGCAGGTGTAACTTGGGCCATCTGTTCAGAGATACGGGCTTGAATTGGGCTTCTGATGGCCATAGGCGCTGCTGCCAAAGGAGCAGCAATACCACCTACTGCGCGAGCCGTAGGCTCTTGTGCAGTGCCTCTAAACGGGATTGCAGCAACTTCCTCACCAACAGCAGAGAGCGCAGCAGGAATGGTTGCGCCAGGAACAGGTGCTGATACAAGGTTTCTAATGAAATTCTGCAAGGTTTGGCCAGGGATGGTTTCTGCCTTGGCCATCGGAACTCCAGCGCGTCTGACGCTTTGCTGGATCTGTTCTGGAGTTGGCGCATAAGACAGGAGATCAAGCCTTTTTGCTTCTTCTGGAACCGTTGGAACAGGAACACCAAGGATTCGCGCAATAAGCGGATCAAGTTTGCTCTCAACAGCACTAACTCCTGCCTTGAACAAACCAGGAAGACCAAGGATTGACGAAACACCCGCGACAATAGGCTCGTTGACCTTTGAAACGATACCTGCGCGCTCTAATCCTTCGCTTTTTAGAACCTGATCAATGTAAGAATCTGTAGCATCTTCATTGAACAATGCAGTCGTTCCATCAGTTAACCTGACTTGCTTTGCCATGACTGTCACCTGTTACGGAAATCGCGCACACCAGGAGTCGTCGTCGTCGCCGGTTGGTTTCTAACAGCAACGGCTTGACGAATTTTGTCCCTAAAATCATCAGTCATCAGTGGCCCAAGCGACTCATCGTACCTAGCCATCTCTTCTTCTGAGTACTTCTGTTGAGCAGCAAGTTTTCTTGCGTAATCAGACAGTTTTGCAGATCTTTGGGCAGAAAGTTTGGCAAATTCTGCCATCATCTCTCGACCTTGTTCTGTCACAGACAGGCTTGGGACAGCTTGCAAGAACGCACTAAATTCAATGTTAGATGTTGCCCCAGATCCTGGGGCACGAACACCAACAGCAGCCCTAGTTGCTAGTGATTGTGCAAGCGCATTCGCATCAGCAAGCTCAGACGAAATACCAAGACGCTGTTGAATATCAGCGGCAAGTTTTACAGTTCCACCGCCACCCATGCCTTTAAGCAGTGTGTTGACTGTGTTAGCCGTGGTTGCAAATTCTCGCGCAGCTTTTGCGGCATCAGAGAAGTCAGCAACACGCTTTAGATCAACTTCTTTGAACAAGGATTCTTGTACTTGTTGCGGAAGATTGACTTGTACTGCCTTCAGTCTTGCTTGATTGGCTGCGTATTGCTCAAACGGAACAGGAGTACCTCCTTGGCTAAGCGTCTCCTGTTTGTAATACTCATAATTTCTGATGTCTGAACTGCTTCTGCCAGATAGCGTCTCTTCCATCTTTGCAAGAGACTCAATGCGTTTGTTGACAGTATCCTCGTCCATCATCCCAGTTCTATAAGACTGGGCAAATTGATTGGCAGCAGCTTTAATTGCAGGGCTTTCAGACTGAGCAAAGAATGCAAACGGATTGTCTTGGCGACCACCACCAAGCATCATCTGCGTTCTACGCAATCCAGGAACTAATTCTGTCACAGCCTTAATAGTTGATAGTGGGTCTTGTGACAGCGATGCAACCCGCTGCAAGGTTTGCATATTCAACAAAGGCTGATCCAGCGTTCCTGCCTCGGCAGATCGAATCAACCCTGCCAACGGATCTTGACCTTGCGCTCCAGTTGTAAGAGCTTGCTGGCGTTCAGTGGTAAACAATTGAGGCACAAGTTCTCGGAATGCTCGCTGCTGCTGTTGCTGGCGCTGCATTTCCTGCATTTTAAGAGCCATTTGCTGGCCCTGGATCTGCTCCGACAGCGCACCCCTGTACGCCTGTTGGCCAGCCTGGAGTCCAGCACCGATAGCCTGACCGATGTTGGTTCGCTGTCGGCTAGGCCCACCGGCTTGCAACAGACCAGCAGCAAGACCTAGCAGACCCTGCTGTCGAGCCTGTTGAAGTGCAATCTGCGACTCATCTCCGAGCAACCCAGAGACATACTGAGGTTGCGGAAACAGTCGATCAAGGATTCCATCCATCATTCACCTCACAGCAGAGACAGTCTGCGCGATTCAATCGGCTCTAGGTCTTGCAGGAATGGCACAGGAGGCAATCCAAACCTGCTTTGCATGGTCATCATCCTGCGATCCATCGGGATAGTGTCAAACATTCCAGCATCGATAGCGCGGATCTGATCGAGTGTGATCGGAACCTGCTGACCAGGACGCAGCGGCATCGCCTGTGCCACAGGAGCTTTAGGCTGCATGGCTCCAGCCAACTGAGCGCCAGCCATGAGGCTTTGCGGAGTCGTTGCTTTGGACATAAATCCAGCCAGAGGTGACGCAGGAGCAGCAGCCAGTTGCGTTTCTAGCGCCATACCGGGAATGAAAGTTCCTCCAGCAGCAGCACCAGTACCTGCGGCTCCAGCACCAGCAGCAGTGCCGCCCATGAGAGCAGGAGCAACAGTACCACCACCGAAACCGAGTGTCGCTCCAATGAGCGCACCCTTGACCGGATCTTTCTTATTAGTGGCAGCACCAGCGACAGCCCCAATAGCGGCAAGAGTTACGGGATCAGCCATGTTTCACCTCATGGGCCAGAAGGAGCCTATTGTTTCGGTTGATTGAATGCAGACACCAGCGCAGCACCACCGAGCAGAGACGCAGCAGGGTTAGTGTATGACGGTGCAGCCTGTTGAGCACCTTGCGGAAACCCTGACAAAAATGCGCTGTATTGCGACAGAGCACGATAAGGAGCTTCCTGCTGGAAGTTGTACCGGTTGATAGCGTCTTGCAGAACCTGACGCTGATACTGCTCTTGGAGTTGACCGGCTTGCAAGAGCTTCTGAGCACCAGCGTAATCCTGTTCAGCAAGTGCCGGAGCGATATTAGCTGCCTGAAGCTGAATGCCAGCAGCACCCTGAGCAGCACCAGTCAGACCCTGTGCAGCTTGGAGTTGCGTGGACAGACCTTGATACTGACCCTGACCGATGCCAGCAGCAGCAGCAAGCTGGTTAATGAGAGCTTGCTGTTGAGCCTGTTGCTGACGGTTAAGAGCTTGCTCTTGGAACTGCCGTTCAGCTTGATACCCCTGGAAAGCAAGACGCTCACCAAGACCAGACAGGTTGGAAGCAAGAGACTCGGCAGCACCAGCCTGAAGTTGACCCATCGCAGACGATCCAAACCTGCCAGCGCGAGAGGCTTGCGATGCAATATCTTGGATCTGTGATTGGAATCGCTGCTCAATCGGCCTAGCCGCAGCAGCGAAAGTACCCTGGAGAAATGGATTCATCCCAAGGTATGCGCCACCAGCAGTCTGATCAGCAGCAACTTCACCGGCTCGACCGTAGATGTCCTGATACATACCTGCGGCTTGCGGTTGTGCAGCACCGTAGATGTTCTGGAACATACCAGCACCGGGTGACTGGAAACCAGTCAACCCACCGACAGCCTGTTGAGCCTGGGAAACTAGCGGAGATCCTGCCTGTGCGCGTTCAGCAGCAGACTGGATCGCTTGAGTCGTAAAGTCTGAAGGCCCGACATAGGTTTGCCCAGGAAAAAACTGCGGGACAAATGCGCCAGGGATCTGTCCGGTCTGGAACAGACTCTGAGCGCCCTGTAGACCCTGCTCGACAAACGGAACAAGTCTAGGATCAATCCTAGTTTCGGTTACTTCCGGTCTGCTTCTGGAACCCATTTTTCACCTCTGCAATCCATTTAACCGGTTTGAATCCATACTTACCGGCTATCTTCGCCCATCCCGGACGACTGCTGTCGAATGAGATTTTACGCGCTCCACCCGCTAGCGCAATCTCATGGGCATGATGGAAACCATCTTCCATCAGAAACTTGCCCCAACCAGCCCAAATGTGCAGAGTGTCACCCATCGGTTGCAAAACTCCAAACCCGACAGGATTTCCGTCCTCCACCATCAACCAGAGCATTGACCGTCCTTCAAAACAGTCAACGTAAATGTCCTCTGGTATCCACTGATCCCTGCTTGCCCTCTTAACCTCCAGCAGTCCAGGTCTTACAAATTCCCACACTTCCCGCAGTCTATGCGGCTCTACAAACACTCTAACCGAGGACGACATAGCGATACGTCTTATCCGCAGTCGAGTTCGCAAAATGACTGATCGTTGCCTGACCGTATCCCACAGATGACGCATACACATCAGACGTAGACGATTCATCGATCTTGTTGGCAGTCACAATGACACTCGGTGTCGCTGGTCTTGTCGGAGTGGTCTGCGCTGCAAGATGCTCAATCACCACCAAAGTGCTTGTCGTCGCCCACATGATCTGAACGTAATCGTTGGCTACAACATCAACGTAAAAGTTCAGAGCCGCAATCAGGTGACCGTCTGTGCCACCATGACTGTTTGGAACCGAAAACTTGGAGTTGCTGTTTGCAATGTCAGTACCGTTCTTCCTGAACCAAACATCCACATCCTGGATCTGTACATCATCGTTTGCAAACTGAATCGAAAACTGAATGTTGTAGACACCAGCAGTCTCAAACGTGATCCTGGAGTTGCTGACAACACTGATGCCTTTGGAAAAGTCAGTCGTGTTGTAGGTGACAGCATATGCCGTTGTCGTGTTGGCAGCAGCCTGATCTGTTGAGTCAGAAAACGATCCAAACGGAACAGGATCAGCCATCGCCGCAGCAGACGATGGCATCAGCAGAATCAAGCTCTCAGGACTGATCCGAGCGTCATACAACGTCGTAGACGTAGCATCACCAGTCGCCAGAGTGACATAGCCAAGACTGTTGATTTTGCCATCCAGCACACGATTGACAATCTCAGCAACCTCTCGCTGACTACCACCCTGCTGAGGCAACCTGCGAAACATCAGCGCCCACCAACAGGCACAATGTCCACATCAACACCAACAGCAGTGTCGTAGTTCCCTGTTGGGGTGATACTCAGCCGATGGTAGTTTCCTCGAGACCGGAGACTCACCCGGTTCTCGCTGTCAGCAGCAACCGCTGTAGAGTAGGTTATAGCCCCGTCCAAGCGTTTTCTGCTTGCGACTGATACCGTAGCACTACCGTTGTCGATCTGTGGCCTAGCAAGCCTTATAAGCGTTTCCTGGCCTTCTACGGTGATGTCGCCTGTGTTGATCGTTCCGGTAAGATCAGTTCCAGCAAAGGTCACAATCCTAGCCCCGGATACACCACCCAGGATCAGTTTGCCACCAGTCCACAGACGCGAATCCAGAGAGGCTGGCAGCGCATCCAGACTAGCTGAGATGTTGTCCAACTGCTCCAAAGTAGTAGAAGCAGTGGCAATGCTGGAGATGTAGTCAGCACCAGAGTCACCGTGTGACCAACGATCTGTTGACCAGTTGTAGATCAGTAGCTTCTGGACGTTGAAAATGTCCCGGAAGCACCACAGAACCAGTTTGTTGACCGGATCTACAGCAGCACTCATCTTGCTGAACTGAGATGGATCTGCGTTAGCGTAAAACCACCTATCAACCCTCTCTGCTCCGATAGGCTTGACCTGCTGACCATCGGTCATAAAGAACCCGTCATCGCTCAGGAAGAACGTCATCGGGCCATATTGAGCAATCGACCGAGACTCGTAACAGCCTACGTTTCGAGCAATGTTGTCGAACTGGAAGAACAACGGTGCGCCGATGTAGGTCATCCGGACGATACCGCGCTCCATCAGAACGACACCAAACTCACCTCCGGTGATACCGCGAATCTCACCACCGTCAGGAATGTCCTGCGTGTCGGATTGGCTGGCAGCACCAGGAGTCCAATCCGTCTCATCATTGATATCAGACCACAGCACCCTGTTTGGATACGTTGAAGTCTTGCCAGCAACAACAAAGTCCCGCACAACGGTCACAAACGATGCCGTAGGCGCAGCAGCAGCAAGGTCAGCAAACCTTGTGCTGGATGCCATGTTCCATGCTTGCAGCTTGTCTACACCGTTGGACGCGATTACCTGAGATCCAAACTGAGTGAACTGCCAGAAGTCAGTTGTTGAGTAAGCAGTCGGAGTCCTGGAAACATCATCCAGATCAGCATCAGCAGGATCGAACTTAAACAGTTTGCCAGCACCAGCAGCAAACAGCGTGGTAGCGCCAGCCCATCGGCCAGGAAACACCGTCAGCAGATTCTCACTAGCAGCATCAGACAGGTTAGCTGTTCCATTCAGCGATCCATACCCTGATGCTGTAGGAAGCACATTCTTGACCTCTGTCAGGTTTCCTGCAACACCAGGACGGTCAGGCGTCCATTGACCAAATACCACTCTCATTGTGTCGTCCAGTAATATGTCTGGTCAGTTTAACAGCAAAATCAAGCCACCCAAGGCAGCGGAGGCTGAATGATCGGCGGGTTGACCTGATCATCAAGCTGTTTCTGTATAGACGCTTCCGTCGCGGCCTTATCAACACCATTGGCCCAGACCCAGCCAAGCACCTGGTCCTGCGTCAGATCACCATACGGGACAAAAGGATTGCCAGGCGCAGCGAAACTCGCATACCCATAGACGCTGGCCTGATGAGTATCGTCTACACCAGTGCATCTCCAGCCGCAGAGCATCACGCAATTCGGCGGGATCGCCGTGTCTGGCGTGGTCTTCATCCATTCAATCTGCCATGTAATTGTCACGGTCAAGCTCCTTTGGATTCAAGTGCGGCAATTCTAGAGACAAGAGAATCAATGATTGCTTGCTGTTCCTGTATTGCTTTTACCAGTCGCGCCTCGGTTTTGCTCCAGGCA